ATAGCAATTAAGGCAATTACAATTACGGCACCGATCAAGCAGCCTTTTTTCCCTTTTTTCGCAGAAGAAGCGGTCGGCTGAGGAGGTAGGGGATTAACCGGTTGAGCAGAAGGTTGAGGGATTTGCTGTGAAAAAGTCGTAGCAGTTGTGTCAGGTTTTTTCTTTTTTACAAGTCTTTTTCCGCAGTTTTGGCAGATTGCATACTGCTTCTCTGTATCTGCCTCAATTATGCCTCCGCATTTCGGGCATTTGATTTGTTTAATTGCCATATTTTTGACTCCTTTAGAATTAAAACTTTGCTCTTAATTCTACGACTTTTCCGATAATCTGAACAGGTAGAGTATTTACTTCATCGGGGGTAAAGAAAAACGGATCATAAGCGGGGTTTGTAGATATGAGCTTGATACCGCTGTCTGAACGGTAAAACTTCTTGACGGTTGCGTCGTCACCGTTTACAAGCACGACCGCAATATCGCCGTTTTCAACTGTTGACTGCTGCTGAACAATAACAACATCGCCTTCGCTGAACTTCGGTTCCATACTGTCACCTTTGATCTTCAGCGCGAAGAATTTACCTTGTCTGCTCATTTCCTCGCTGATCTCTTCATAATCAAGTATTTCTTCAACAGCCGAAATAGGTATGCCTGCACGCACATAACCGAGTACGGGGATTTTGACGCCTTTGCTTTTTTCGTTATTGTCATTGACATCAACAAAGGATGAAGGAGACACATTAAATATTTCAGATAATTTTTTGATTGTCTCTCTTTTTAAGTTCTGAACTTTGCCGCATTCCCATTTCTGAACAGCCGCTCTTTGAACACCAACAAGGCTGCCTAACTCTTCCTGAGAGAGCCCTTTTTCTGTTCGCAACTGCTTAATATACTGTCCAACATTCATATGTAATCACCTCTCAATTGCAATTGTATCGTAATTATAACATTTTGTCAATTATTTTTTGAAAAAAGTTAAAAAAAAGATACAAATAGTGTTGACAAAGGGAAAATGATGTGCTATAGTATATGTATCCAAAAAAGATACAGGAGGTGATTGAATGAATAAAAATGAACTATTGAGTGTCCTCGCAAAGTTCGGTGATACACAGGCAGATTTAGCCAGAGCGATAGGAATCAGCCGAACTCGTTTGTCCGCAAAAATAAATGAAAGGGATAATGCCTCGTTTACACAGCCGGAAATTGCGACGATTAAGCAAAGGTATCAACTCACATCAGGGGAGATAGACCGTATTTTTTTTAACTAATTTGTATCTAAAAAAGATACAAATAAGAAGGTGAACAGAATGGATAATCTGAAAGAGCTGCTGTTTGAGTTAACGCTGCTGCACAGAACGCTGGCTGATGATGATATGAATGAATATCAGGGTCAGATAGACTACTATCTTCAAAAAAGTGCTCATCTTCCAAGATTTTGTGCATTGTACACACTTATCGAACAGGCCGGTCTTGAAGAAGAATACCAGGAATGGAAACAGCAGAAATAGCAAACCACCATACGACTTTACGCATAGGACATCTTTGACGTCACATATTTTATTGAAAGAGGTGATAAATATGGCAAAACGGCCTGAGATAACCTGTATTGGATTTTTGCAGCATAAAGACGGAACGCTTGAATCAATCGAAGAAATGAGTCAGGAAAGACGCGCTGAAGTCGGCGAAATGCTCGGGCAGAGACTTGCCGACGCATTCAGTGAGTATTATTCGCTGCACCCGGACGAAAGTCCGAAATAAAAAGAGCCGCTTCGGAAAGGCACTCCGAAACGGCAGGGAATGAGGTTTATCATAAATAAAACCCACAAATTTATTTTATGATAATCCTCTCAAAAAGTCAATAGGACAAGCTATTTTATTTAACTGCTACCGTCTGTGATGGTGCTGAGGAGTTACACAAAAATAAAAAACATTCTTTAACAATTAAATATTCAGTAACGCTCGCACACCTCAGCACTGTCCCGGACGGCAGCAGGAAAGAGAGGAAAAAATGACTTTGGATAGTAAGAAAAACGAAAACCGCATATACAATGAGGTGCTTGAAATCAGCCTTATAAGCACAGCTTTTTATTTGCTTGATAAGCTTGGATTAAGCCCGGTAAAAACAATAATGACACTATCAAATATATCTGAAATCGCTGAAAGTGTAAGATCGAATAATGTAAGCATTGATGAACTGAGTGAAACGTTATCAGAAGAATATAAAGTTAGAATAAAGCGCAATTATAAAGGTGTATATGTTGAACACATAAAAGAGGACAACACAAATGACATATGATGATTTTTTAAACAGCAAAATCGAGCTTGCTAAAGTCACAGGGTTTGAGATAGATGATTCTGAAATAAATCCTATATTACTGCCGCATCAACGAGATGCTGTCCGCTGGGCTGTTGCAGGCGGAAAAAGAGGTCTGTTTGAGCGTTTTGGACTTGGCAAGACAATACAAGAGCTCGAGTTTTGCAGAATTATAACTGAGAAAAAAGGCGGTCAGGCATTGATTATTCTACCGCTTGGAGTACGACAGGAATTTGCACATGATGCAAGAGAGCTTTTACATATCAAAGAACCTGTATATGTAACGAATATGGAACAAATATATACTTGCTCTGAATCTATTCTAATGACTAATTACGAAAGGGTTCGAGATGGAGATATTGATCCGACGTATTTTAGTGTTTGTTGCCTTGACGAAGCAGCAGTACTTAGGTCTTTCGGCAGTAAAACTTATCAAACATTTCTGAAAAAATTTAAAGGTGTTGACTATAAGCTTGTTGCTACTGCTACACCTTCGCCTAACAGATATAAAGAGCTAATTCATTATGCGGGATTTCTTGACGTAATGGATACCGGACAAGCTTTAACACGCTTTTTTCAAAGAGACAGTACGAAAGCAAATAATCTTACTCTGTATCCGCACATGGAAAATGAATTTTGGCTTTGGGTTTCAAGTTGGGGATTGTTTTTAAATACTCCGTCCGATTTAGGATATGACGATACAGGTTATGATTTGCCACCGCTTATAGTCAATACGCATATTATACAGGAAAATTTCAGCGAACTTCCGCAAGATAAAGACGGACAGGTAAAGTTGGTAAGAGATGCGGCAACTTCTCTTTCAGAGGCGGCGCAGGAAAAAAATAAAAGCATTTCAGCAAGAGTCAAAAAAGCTGCTGAAATTGTCAATACATCGCCTGACGATAGTTTCTTGTTGTGGCACGATCTTGAAGCGGAAAGACACGAAATAAAAAGGCAAATTCCCGGAGCTGTTGATATTTACGGGTCAATGGATTATGACGAAAGAGAAAAACGAACTATTGCATTTTCAGAAGGAAAGATAAAGATTTTTTCGACAAAAAAGAGCTTATCGGGTTCGGGATGTAATTTTCAAAAACATTGTCACAGAGCTATATTTGTAGGTATTGATTATAATTTCAATGATTTTATTCAGGCAATTCACAGAATCTATAGATTTTTACAAACAGAACAGGTGATTATAGACATTATATATACTGTTGCTGAAGAAGAAATCTATAAGGATTTAATGGAAAAATGGAAAAGGCACGATTATCTTGTAGATAAAATGAAGGAAATTATTAAGCAGTATGGCCTTGCATCTCAGGCATCTGCAATTAAAATGCGCAGAAGTAAAGGAGTTAAAAGAGTGGAAGTAAAAGGAAATAATTTTACCGCGATTTTAAATGACTGCGTTGAAGAAACAAAGATTATGAAAGAAAACTCAGTCGATTTGATTCACACATCAATACCATTCTCAAATCATTATGAGTATACGCCCTCGTATAACGATTTCGGACACAATAAAGATACTGTTAAATTCTTTGAACAGATGGATTTTTTGACACCTAATTTGCTTAAAATCTTAAAACCCGGAAGAATTTTTGCTTGCCATGTAAAAGACAGAGTTTTATTTGGAAACGCAACAGGAACAGGAATGCCGACTATTGAACCTTTCCACGTTTATTGTGTTGAGCATTACATGAAACATGGATTTGAATATATGGGTATGGTTACAATCGTCACCGATGTTGTAAGAGAGAATAATCAAACTTACAGGTTAGGTTGGACTGAACAATGCAAGGACGGCACAAAAATGGGCGTCGGCTGCCCGGAATATCTTTTACTTTTTCGCAAACTGCCATCCGATACGTCAACGGCTTATGCAGATGTTCCTGTAACACACACGAAAGATTATTATACACGTGCACGCTGGCAAATTGATGCTCATGGATATTGGCGATCGAGCGGAGATAGGTTGTTTTCAAAAGATGAACTAAAAACCATTCCGATAGACCAGCTTCAAAAGGTATATCGCAAATATTCAAGAGAGAATGTATATAACTACAAAGAACATATCGAACTTGCTGAAAATCTCGACAAAAACGGACATTTACCTGCAACTTTTATGGTAGTTGCTCCCGGTAGTTGGGATATGTCGGTTTGGGACGATATAAACCGAATGAAAACATTAAATACGACACAAAGCCGTCGCAGGCAAGTAATGCATGTATGTCCTTTGCAGTTGGATATCATTGAACGTGTTATTGAACGATATTCAAACGTGGGCGAAACTGTGTTTGATCCGTTTGCCGGACTGTTTTCCGTTCCTTATATGGCTGTTAAGATGAACAGATACGGTATAGGAACAGAACTTAACGCTGACTATTTTCGTGACGGTGTTGGCTATCTGAAAGAAGCAGATGATGAAAAAGATGCTCCGTCATTGTTTGATTTGATAGATAGAAAGGAAAAATGAAAATGAAACGAAAGATAATAAAAAAGATTGAGTTAGTATTCACAAGTTTATCGGCTGTGACGTTTATGCTCGGATCAGCGCTTATAGTTGCTCTGATCTTTCTCGGACCGTTTATCAACGAAAGAATTTATTACATATTGCTTACAAGCGGAATCGGCGGAATGACTTTCGGACTTCTTGTATATGTGTTCATTTTCGGCGAGCTTGAGGCGTTTATAAGCAAGGACGGCAATGGGACACAGAATAAATGAAACTGAGCTTCGGCAAATAAACGAAAATTCACGCTCAGCAGCAGAGACTAAAATGTTTTTGTCGCCGAAAGCTCAAAACTTCCGCCTGCGCCTGCCCATGAATTATCAGTTCCCGTCAGGCAGCGGATATTATTACTTTGAAGATCACGGCTACAACTTTTTAGTTAATATATCGCATCCGGCGATAGAGCCGTTTTACTCGTTGTTTAAACAATTCAGAAAGAAAAAGGCTTTTCCGCTGAATGACGAAGAACGCAGGCTGTTTGAGGCTGATATGATAGTCAATCTGTTCAGAACAGAGTTTGAAAAGCAGTTTGCAGGAATATCAAAAGGAGTGATTGATAAAAATGTCGGAATTTTGCTCAAATACAGAACTGTCGCTGACGAATGGCGAAGATATCGGGAGCTTTCAAATCCGTGACGTAGTTTTTAACGGATATACAGAGAATTTCGCTTACTTCCTGTTTGCCGACGGCACCGTTCAGATGATCGACAGATACACAGAGCGAGCGATTCTTGATAAAGCGGAAATATTAAAAAGATGGAACAGACTCAATCAGGAAATGCAGAAGCATCTAAAGATATAAAAAAGCCCCGGCGGAACTCCGTCGGGGTATCAGTGACAAAAAGCCACTTCAAAAGACACTTAAATTATATATGAAAACGTGCTTTTTGTCAAGCCGCCGAGAGGGCGGTTTAACCCTTGTATTGAATATTAAAGATAGGACGAAAAACACATGAAATGCAGAATCAGGACAAAAACATATATCTGCGGAAATTACAAGCACGTTTTTATATATCCGGTATTATCAACAGGCGGCAGGGGACGGCGCAAAAGATATAAACCGACGTCAGAAGTTCAGGCAGCAGTAAATGCGAGACATGCGGAAAAGCGGCTGGAAATGATTCTTGAAACTAATTTTGACAGCAGCGATTATTTTTTTACTTCAACATATCTACCTGAAAAACGACCGAAGAATGACACCGAGGCTATGAAAGAGGCAAAGAATTTTATCCGCAGAATCAAATACAGGTGTAAAAAGAAAGGTTTGCCTGATCCGAAAGCCGTGTGGTGTACGGAACTTTCAAAAGAACACAGGCTGTATCATCATCATTTCGTACTTAAATGCGGTTTATCTTATGACGAGCTTGCGGCAGTATGGGGAAAAGGCAGAACGAACGGCGGAAAATTGCATTTTGATTCTGACGGAATGTCGGGACTGTCAAAATATCTGCCGAAAGAGCCTGTCGGCGAAGTCAGATATCACGCCACACGGAATCTGAATAAACCGGTCGAGCAGCAGAATGACGGTACGTCGCAGAAGGAATTTAACAGGATTTTCGACGAAGTATATTTTCATCAGCGATCAGAGCTTGAAAACCGCTACCGTGATTATTTCGTCAACGATAATTCACTTACAGCCTATGAAGGCCTTGCCGGCTGCCGGTTTATATACATAAAGCTTTATCGCAAAAATCAAAGAAACAGGAGTTAAAAAATGCAGAATGAAGCAAACGAACAGGAAACGCTATTTGAATGGGCGGCGATGCAGTCGCATAAATATCCAGGCTTGCGGCTGATGTTTCATATACCGAACGGCGGCAGCAGAAACAAGCTCGAAGCGTACAACCTCAAACGGCAGGGAGTAAAGGCAGGCGTGCCGGATATATGCCTGCCGGTACCGAGCGGAGCATATCACGGGTTATACATAGAGCTGAAATATGGAAAAAACAAAACGTCGCCCGAACAGCGAGCTTGGCTTGCGGCGCTTTCGGCAGTCGGTTACAAAACCGCCGTATGCTACGGCTGGAATGAAGCGGCAGAAACAATTTTACAATATCTGAAAGAAGGTAAACAAAATGAAACTCAAAAAAATTGAGAGCATTTGCAAGAGAAGTAAAACGATATCAATTATATCTGACGGAAATAATCAATGGATTGGCGAATACGGCGCATATTATCTTATCGAAGATCTTCCGACTTTGAGCAAAGAACAGATTTTTGCAATTTTTGACATTCAGCCCGATCAGCAGGAAAAGTACAGTTTTTCGCAGATGAACAAAGCATACTATCTGATTCTTGATGATAACTTCAAAACAGATAATTCGGTTGATATCTTTTCTGAATTCTCTCTTACATCAGACGGAACAGAAATTATCCCGGTTGAAACGAGTCAAGGACTGAAATTCATAGCAAAGAGGTATCTTAAACCGTTCGATAAAGAGCAGATAACTGTTTTTGAACGAACTTCTGATACAGGAAGTCTTTACTTCATAGTGAAAAAGGGAATGTTCATAAAAGCGGTAATCCTACCCTTGATGCTTAAAGAAAACGGAAAATCCCTTGAAGAATGGAGCGTCAGATTCGCTCAGGCTATGAAAAGCTTCACTAATGATTTCGGATTATACAAAAACGAGCTTGATCCTCACCAGTCTTGT